CACAGTGGAAATGGTGGAGTAAGTATGGGCTTCAATTTCCCCCTTGATGGTGGTTTGACAGAACTATGCAAAGCAAGGGCAAGAGTTGAAATCACTAGACAACAAGCGGAAGCAGACAAAGCAAGATTAGATTTTGAATTAGTAAGATTATTAAAGTGTGGGGAAGCAATTAAGTCGGGTATATATTTTCACCCAGAAAGTCCTTATGCAAAAATATGTTCTGATGTTGTAGTAAAGTATCCTAAAGTGCAGGACGTGGTAAATGGAAATAAAACCAATAAGATCAGCAAAAATTGATCCCCCATCAATTATACCAACTATTGATGTTCCAATAACTCAAGAAGCTCCTCGTCCTATTATAAGAGGATTGGCTGTTCCTGTAATTAATATGCCTAATGGATCTATCAAATATCCAGTTATAGATGTTCCTACACAAGAAGAGTTTGATGCTGCGGTAAGAGCAGAGCAAAAAGCACAAGAAGAAGAAAAACAAGAAAAGACCAGAGGACTGCCTGATACAACCCCTACTCCTCAACTGCCTCCAGTTGTTCAAACCCCCCAGGATAATCGGGTTATTTCCGATGATGCCCCCAAAACTAACCTAGGAGTACCTGTCATTGAAGTACCAATCGTCGGAGAAGTCCCTATCCCACCTAAAGAGCAGGTTATTCTTGCTGGGACTACTGCTACTGCCTCTGTTGCTGCGGCTCTTATTGGCAAATCTTTGGTGGAATGGATGGTAGGTAAGATGAAACCTATTGTTCAACAAATATTTGTAAGGGGTAAGAAACTCTTGAGTAGAGATCTTACCCCATATGAACTTCAGGTTTATTTTGCCTTTGAGAAAAGTCAGTCTCTTAAGAAAGTCAATAAATTACTGAAGAAAGAACAGAAGAATCAAAAGAAAGAACAATATAAGAAGTTTCACTCAAAGTGATTACTTCTTACGCTTCGCATCCAGTTCAGCAAAGTTCTTAACCTTTGTTCCACCATCATAAGTCCAAGCATAACCCTCAGCAATCATCTGGTTATTCAATGAAGTCTCTTCACCATTGATAAACAGATGACCGATGATACGACCATACTTCTCTGTAGAGTCTGGAAGTTCGGTCTTGATAAGAATATCCTTTGCGTTCTCACAACGCTTCTTCAACCATTCTTTTGATTCAAGTCCGTATTTCTTTTCGTTCGCATTTGTTGTACGTGACTCAGGAGTATCAACCCCAGCGAGGCGAATCCGTTTAGTAAGAGAAATATCGAACCCCAAATCAATATCAGCGTCAATAGTGTCTCCATCGACTACCTTATGGATTTCTCTGATACGATATATGTATGGATCTTGGTTTGACATCAGAAAGGAAACTTAATACTCCCAGTATTTAGTTTAGGGATAGGTAGTTTCTCAAATGCTTTGTTGACCTGCTTCTCTACAACAGCACCAACAAATTCTTCTGGATTGTCCAGAATCTTCTGTGCTTTTTGATAAGTTACATAAGCACCATAACAAAGTGCTCCACTAATCGCCAGACTTGTCGCTGACAGAATGAGTGCTAGGTTCTTCATCTTTCATCTCCTCAAATGCTAACTTTAATATGTAGTAAATGATGTATGCTACAAAAGTAAGTCCGCAGCTAAGTATAATTAATACTCCCCACGGAAACTCAGACATTAATATTTACCTTCTACACAATAATTTGACTTTTTGTTTGGTGTATATTCTTTATAACCTTCTTGTGGTTTCATCCATCCACAACCAATTAACCATTCCATTGTCATAGGTGTTGGACGAATCTGTTCCCACAAAGGAGCTTTAACACACATTTCTAAATGCCTTGCAGTTTGACCAGACTGTTCTTCTGCCCAATTAGCATCTGCTTCCCAAGGCACGGCACGACTCTGACCCATAGATTCATAAGATAGTTTAGTCATCTTCATGACCCAAGCAGGAATCTCTGAGTCCTGATGAACTTGTGCCATAAAGGAAGTTTTTAATCCACCTCCCATACAGTCTTGTACAACATGCCACCCTTCATGCCGTAAAGTTCCCAGAAACTCTCTAGGATCTTTTAGAAGTTCTTCGTTGATAAAGAACCGATTATAATCTGGCTTATAAAGCCCAACTGTTCTTGGAGTAAAATACCTACTAGGAGCAACGTAAACAGGAACGTTTAATTTATTGAGTGTTACTAAAATAGATTTAATTTCAGTTCTAAAGTTATCAAATTCTTTACCAGATAAAAACGTAGAGTCTGGAGTAAGTTGTTCTACTCCATTTGTACATTCTCTAAGTATCATACAGCCCATTGCAGCAAGACTATATGCTGGAACTGTTGGCTGTTTTTTTTCTAAAGAACTAGCAACAGCTGGAAATGTTAAAGTTAATGATAAACCAAATGCTGTAAGGAGTTTTTTCATCCTCGCCCCTCTTGTTGATGTATCCAAACCTTCAAATTTTTTACATATTTTCTTAATATTTCTGCTTGTGATAAATGCCAGCTGTCTTCAGTTTTGACATAGTTCTTGATGTGTTCATCAACAGCATCAAGACACTTCTTAATTACAGGATTCCAAGGCTCCCGAATAGGAGTATTCCATTCTCTTGGCATAATACCTCATTTTTTCTTGCCACCGTTTTTTGCTTTATTCGCAGTTGCATTTCCTTGGTTCTGTTTTTTATTATTTGCAGAACCTTTTTTTCCTTTGTTAGATGACTTAGCCATCAAGCTCCTGTGCGTGGTTGAACTTGTCCTTCTTCCAATGCTTCAACTCTTTCTTCAAGAGATGGTGCTACTGCTTCAGGAGCAGGTGGTTCGGGAGGAGCTTCTACAACTTCTTCTCTACGTGGCTCTTCTTTTTTCTCTTCATCTTCCCCACCTTTCTTCATTGTATTAATACCAAAAGTGGCGGCAGATGCTGTGAAGACCGTAGCAATAAAGGTAGGATCCATTTTAGATAACATACCAGCATAACTAGCGGTCAGAAGAGCGGCAGACCAACTCAAAATCGCAATACGAATCACTTGTCCCATAGCTTTTTCCTTTGTGTTTCCCATCAGTCTGTGTGATGAAGTCTCACTTATTTAGGTTTTTAAAACCTAAATTTGACTTTACCAGCAATAGAATTGTTGGTAACTCCATTGTTCACACCATGAGATGCTTCAACAATTAACATCTCTTTATAATCTACTTCTGCAGCAATCCCATAAGAGTTATCAGTACCATAAGCACCTTCTACACTGACTCCAAACAGATCCTTCTTCTTACCACCAAAACGAGTTTCCAGTTTGAGACCTGCTTCACCAACATGTGTAGTCTGATTAAACTCATCGACACTTCTAGCAGATTCTGAAGAACCAGTTTCGGTGTATGCGTTTCTCTTTACATTCTGAACAGTATATCCAACAAATGGTTTTACTGCCTTATGAAGATGCCAGTATAAACGATTAGAAACCCACCACTCAGAACCAGTTGTTTCACCAGCATTATTAAAGACACCTTCTACATTTCTGTTATACTTATAGTTGCTGTTCGCAATCGCAGCATTAGTATTCAGAGTCAGTGTGTTTCCTCTGAGTTCACTGAATACACCGAAGTGATCTTTGTTCTGTTGTGTACTTGAGTCAACACCATTGAGGTTTACGTTAACTCTATTGTACTGTCCACCAAGAGTCCAACCTTTGGTCACATCAAACTCAAATCCACCACCAAAGATCTTGGAATCAGCAGAATATCCGTCAGCATTATAGGACTGAACAAATCTGTTGTTCTCAAATACTCTTAATCTTTGCTTACCTGCAGTTGGCTCATGGTTGAGAAGTCCATTGATACCATCATTGATTCCATCAAGAACTTCTAGTTGATCTACACGACCAAAGTAATCTCTGTAAGTGTTAGCAACTTCAACAGTTGCAGCACCAAATGTAACTTGAGTAGCAGCACCGTTGGTGAATACTCTTGTATACACAGGAGTAGTTGTGGTTGTGGTAGTTGTATGTGCATTAATTTTCTGTCTTCCACCACTTTCAGATGCAGTGTGATTTACTGCAGAAACAGGAACAACACTAAAAGTTCTAGTTCTTACCCAATCAGATACAGTTGCTTGAGTTATAACAGAAGTTCCAGCATTATCATCAGTTGTTACTGTAGTTACAACTGGAGTTCCATTTGTTGTGGTGGTAGAACCATCACTCATTGTTGTAACAGTTGTTGGAGTGGTGGTTGTAACAGTTGTGGTTGTAGGAATCGTAATGACTTCTGTGTCGGTATAATGGGTTTCAGTTTGATTTCCATTCGCATCAGTTCCCATCACATGTCTGTGAGGATTATTTGTTACCGTTCTGGTTCCAGTAGTTGTGCTAGTTGTAACAATATTCGCACCAGCAGCAGTTGATACAACTGTTGGTGCTGGTGGAGGTGTTCCACCAGTTTCGTAAATATCAAGAATACCATTCAGGTTAGCGTCACCAGAAAGAAGACCCGCAGAAAGAGTTACAGTTCCAGTACGAATAACTTGTGATGATGGATCCCAATCCATCGTTGGTTGTGCGATTGGGTTATAAGTAAACTGATAATCTCCCGCAGCAAGTCCCGTGAATGTTACACCCTGCCAGGTATAACTATCCATTCCATATAATCTGGCAGGATCCCCATAAGGAATAAGATTAGTTCCATCAGACTGGAAATAGTTTGTACCAGAAATTAGTCCGTCTGGTGTTGTATTTTGGAGAAGTGTCCAGTTGACGGTTGTTGGTGTAAATGCAGTTCCATTGACACCCTGTAAAGTCATAGAACCTTCTGTAAAGGTAGTTCCAGCGTGCCAAGAACCATACCAGAATGTTACTGTTCCGCCGCTAGCACCAACATAACCGATAGAGTTGGTGTGAGATAATGCTGCTGTTGGCACTCCAAGAAGAAGCGCAGACGCTGCAGCAAGCGTCCTCGTAGCGTAAGACATATAAAAGTCCTCTATGACTTAGTGTGTACTAAACGAAACAGACCGAAGTGTGTTTAAAAGTAAAGTATTCACCAAGTCCTAGAGGACTCGGACTATGTAGATTCAGATCAGAAGATCAAGAATCAGTAATGATTGTATTTTATTTATCCCTTCTTCCAGGCTTCACCTTCTGCCTTTCTTCTACGTGCCAAACCTGCTTCTACATTTGAACCAGGATTGCGATAGAGGAATAGAGCATCGGGAACTAAGTCCCACTCTTTATTCTTCAGGCGTTTAGTAATAGTATTAAAGTTAGCGCCACCGTAGAAACCAGCACCGAGATTATAAGCAAAGCTGAGAAGAGCCCCTCTTTTTCCATCTGACATTTCACTCCAATGTGGGATTTTGCGTAATGCTGGAAGAAATTCCTTCTTGCATTGTTCAATCAAAAGTTCATCTGCTTCCTGTTGTGTAAGTGTATCGCCAAGTTTGAATGCTGAGCCATCCTTTTTGCGAGTTGAACCCCAACCAATAGTAATTGGGAGACCTCCAGAAAGAGGATCAGGATATGCTTTTAGATGACATCCTTCAAACTCTTTAATTAACTTAATGCCCATTTGTGGAACATCATCACCACCTGTTACTGGAGCTGCGGCAGCAGGGGCTGGCGCAGCACTAGTCTTTTTTCCTCTGTAGATCTCCGCCCAATCAACGTTGTCCTCAAGGAACTTGACTGGAAGATTATCTTCTAACCACTGAACTGCTTTGACATGGTTAGGATTCTTCTCCTCATAAAATTTGAAGAAGTTGTGAAGGTCGATTCTTGCCATTGTTTGTTCTCCTATCAATCGAAAATTCTGCCCCAACCATCGTTGCCACCTGGGCACCAGCGATGCTTAAGAACTGCTTTGGTGTAAACGGTCTTTTTACCGTTAGTTACAGGACCAGTATAGTTATCATTTAGAGAACCATATGGATCGTTGACGTAGTATCCTTTACCGTCTGGTGTCTTACCGATTACAACACACATGTGCCCACCAGTAGGTGCAGAAAGAGAACCCCTATGTAGGATACCAATAACAACAGGTTTCCCAGCATCGAGACTTTTATCAACGTCAGCAAAAGAAAGATTGTAACTAAAGTGTGACTTAACTCCATAACCTGCAAGTACCTTCGTTTGTACCGCATGGTCTGTAGTATCGCCAATCGCAAATACTTTCTTAACGTATTCGTCATCGCCTTTGATGCTACCTGGCTTGAGGAAAGCGAGGCACATAGCACACGATGAACTGTTACAAGTTCTATGTGCATCTCTATAGTTGTCTACTTGGTTGAAGTATGGAACTGCTAGAACTGCTGGGGTTGGTGGCTTAGTTCTAAAAATTCCAATCCACTCGGTTTCTGCGTCATCCATGAAGTTAGCAGGTAGGTTGTCTTCCAACCATTGAACTGCTGCTACATGATTTGCATTACCATCATCATAAAATTTGAAAAAGTTATGAAGGTCTAGGGTCATTTTTATTCTTACAACGACACCCAGGTATTTATAAAATTAATGGATAGTCAAGTTTATTCTAGAATATCTTAAATCAGAAGTAGTGCTATGATTAGTTTTTCCCTCTGGCAGACTATTAAAACTCATACTCCAACGTTTATCGGTATGATTATTTTTTGTCCCATGGTGCAACCAGCTTGGAAAAACTAATAACAATCCTCGTTTGGGAGTATGGCACATGTGATATACATCTAACTCATTTTGAACCATTAATTGACTCAATCTCTTATCCACTGGATCTTTAAAGCATATATCACCACCATCACCAAAATAAAAAACACCACTTAAAAATGAATTTGGATGATAATGTGTAGGATGATATCCATCCTTTAATGTTTTATTAACCCACATTTGAGTGAGTGAAAATTTTTCAGTATCAAAACCGTAAGCGGTTCTTATTTCTTCCAAACATAATTCAAAATATTCAACAATTCTTTTGTTCTCTACAGTTTTATGCAGCTGTTCATTTAAAGTCTGTTGAATGACTCCATCATCATTCATCATTTCTTTTTCTATATTTTTTTCTACTTGATTTACAATGTCTTCTGCGTCAGAAATTCCTGATTCAAAAATATTAAACACAAAAACAGGTGTTGGAAAAACAGTATGAAGTTGATGATGCATAACGATTAATAATACTATGGTATATATTATCTTCCATATTCTTCTATTTTATCTAAAACTTTATTAAGGTATTGATGTGCTAACCATTTAGGATCATGTCCCAATTTATTCATCCACTCACTATCTAAATCTCTTTTAAGTTTAAGAACCTCACATCGTATAATATCTTTAGTCAATTCTCCGCTTGGCATAATACTAAAAAAAAAACTCTGCCCTGTATTTAGGGCAGAGTTAAAGAACATTAAGTCTTACATCAAAAGATGCCAGGAATGATTTGTCCAGTAGTAAGATAAGCACCAACACCAGCAACAAAACCAATCATTGCCAGACGTGCATTGAGGATCTCTGCCTCAGGAGTGAATCCGAATTTCATAAGTTTTCTCCTTAGTAAGTTTCAGCAAGTTGCTCTACAGCATAGCATAGAGTAACAAAAAAAGCAATAGAGGTTGCAGTAAAAACAACTTCAGTCATCAGAAGATGCCGAAGAAGAGCTTGCCAGTGCCGAGATAAGAAATGAGACCAGCAACAATACCGACCATAGCCCAGCGTCCATTATACTTCTCCTTTACTTGGTTGGGAGTGTCCATGCCATAGTTTTCATAGTACATGGTAGGCTCTTTGGCAAACATGTTTTGTTGACCACGATCATTAGTTGTTACCGTCATTTAAGATTTGTAAAGAACTGTTACACAATTATATAGCAAAAATAAAGGGCTGTCAAGCCCCCTTGTTATGAAATACTGACTTTAATAAGTATAAATGCTTACAGATTATTGAATTCAAAGTCGAAGAATTGATGAATTTCCATTTTATTAGATTCATTTTGCCACCAAGAAATAAGTCCGTCACGACTTCCTTTATGGAAAACATCAACATGTTCAGGATGAATCGTAGATCCAAGATCTAGTTTATACAGAAATACTGGGATAGCATAAGTTTTTCCTGCGTTGTAGATTAGATCGTCAGCAACAGCTCTAGGTCTAACGCCATTGTCAAGCTTATACTTTTCTCCACGAACATGCAGTGCCATAAGCTTTTCAGCATAGCGTCGATTGATCATGTATGCTGCTGTAGAAAAATCATCCACAAGTCTTGGATGAAGATTACCAAGAAGTTTACGAGGATTAATAACTGCAAGCTGCACCACATCCCAATCATAAGGAATGTAAGAATAAAACTCCTTCCAAGTGAAGGGCCAATACTTTACAGTCTCCAGATCCAAATCATCTTCACAGAAAATAGCATGGTCGGTATCAGAAGTTTCCAACCAATGCTTCATTCCTTTAAGGTGAGAAGTGACGCAACCCACTTCGCCAGACGAAATCTCTGGATATCTCCCAATGAGTATATGGCTAAGATCATCATCCCGACCATCGTAAGCAGAAATTCTTTCATAATTTGTGACTTGCCAGTAAGCAAATTGGTCTTCAATGTTTTTTCTTCTTTCTGGTTGCCCATCTAGATTCAGATAATAGATTGGACATATACCATTTAATTTATAAGCAGATTTATTTGTATCCATTGATAATTTCAGTCACACTAGGAATGTAATGTTTTTTAATGACCTTGATCCAATCAAAGTTCTTTGAGTATTCTAGTATATCTTTGCGATGTTGTAAAGAGTACTCACGGTTTTCTATGATCTTTTGCTCAACATATTCTACATCTGTCACTTTGTCTTCTGGAATTACAGTGATGAATTCCTTAGTTGTATCTAAATTAGCTTTACCCCATTCACAAACAACTACTCCAAGTCCTGCAGTCAAAGCTTCCATACAAACCAGTGGATGTGCTTCGCCATCAGACAGTAATACAAGATTACCATATTGAGTTAAATCTCGATGTAAGGTTTCCTTGTCCCACTCACCTAAGTAATTTTTGTTTGGATTAAATCTAGAGTCTGCAATATTGCCAGCAAACCAAAGACTATCAATAGATTGAAAAAGATGCTGACGCTTACGATAATCAACCTTAGCAAGGTAAATGCTGCGATCTGCAAACTCTGGAGTATCAGTGTAATTAAACGCTTCCGAATTGACACCATTTGGAGTTACAAATAATTGCTCTGGCGGAATGCCTAACATTACTTGATAAATTTTGGCAATGCCATCAGACAAACAAAAAATGTTTGGCTTGACTTCACCAAATGCATTGAAAATATTTACATATCCATTGAACATTTGTGGACGTTCTAGATATCCAAAGTGGCTTGTAATTGCTTTTGGATATTGAATATAAGGATAAATTGGAATAAATTCATCATAATGTACATGTACAAAATCTGGACGAAAGCCATTGATTTCATCAATGATCTGTCGAGCATCTTTTGTGTTTACAATTTGTACTTCATGTCCAAGTCTTTCTAATGCATTTTTTGTATCCCATATTAGGATTTCAACTGCCCCCCAACCTGTTGGTGGAATGGGCATAATCCCTGGGCCTACGAGAGTGATTTTCATAAGTTTACCAAGTTGGGCCTTTACAATCTACCCCACGAACAAGACGTAGTGGTAGGAGAATTCTAACTAAATCGTTTTGACTGTAGTATCGGTTATAGCACGAATACTTAAATGCTTCGGCAACGGGAGCCCAACATTCATCTAAGTTAACCAATCCATCCATTGTATGAGTATAAGCATTTAAAAATTTCTTATATCTTCTTCCAAATATAAATCCCAAATCAGGAAAATGTGGAGAATGTGATGAAAGATAAAACTTATTATTATGTAATTCGTACAGATCTGGATAATCCCAAATATTTATGTCAGTGCGAATAGTGATAATGAAGTCATATGTATAATCTAATTTTGTTAGAAGCTTCCCTACCTGCTCTATAGAATATAACTGGGATAGTTGATTGTGAAAGTTTTTGTTATGAAATCTTTCCGAATCAAACTTCTGTTCAATTTGAGAAAACATTTTTTCATTCTCAAATTGTTTTGGTTTTTCAGTAATTAAATGATGGGGTTTCCATTTCTCAATAAATCGGTTCAAATCATAGCGATCCTTGGGACATTTTTCCATCTGAAGCCATGTGGAAAATTCCCAATCGGATGATACATGAGATCGATCCCATTGCTGAGCATCATCTTCATCCCACCAAAGGTGGGCATAGATGTCGGTATCATATCGATCAAAAATAAATTTTTTATGTGACTCATAGCAATAAGGATTTGCTGTGAATCTTGGCTGCCCGTAATACAAACATGCTACTTTCATTTGAGTTTCTCAACGTAATCACTACAGATACCGTAACAATTTAAAGCCTTTAGATCTCCAATATCATTTACAACCCATTCTGGCATTACAACTACTGACATTGGTGTAACAGATTTTCCAGGATAAGTCCAAATATAATTTTTACTTGTCAAAGTATGGTCATCATTTTGATGCCAAAAGAAATTGAATCCTCCTGTACCATAAGTAAATTGATATAATGCTTGTATATTCTTACAATGAATCCAAAGATTATCTCTTCGTCCACCTAACCAATACCAATTAACTTCATAGGTAGGTTCATCATGACCTAATAATATTTTTTCAGTTTTTGTATTATACCATGCATCAATTTCTACATCATATCCTTGAGAAATAGCTTCATCAATGTAATCTGGACTATTTTCTCTTTCGGAAATAATTCCAGATACATTACCTCGATGTGCAATAAGTTTCATTTTCTTTAAATGTTGTTCGCGTTAATTGATCAAAACTAGAAACTTCATAAACAAAAGCTCCACTTGCATAAGCTGCTTGCTTTCCAACTTCACTATCTTCAAATATTAAAGTATTTTCTGGAAGAACATTAAAATATTTCATAGCACTAAAATATATTTCTGGATCTGGTTTAGGAGTAACAGATTGAGCACTAAGAATTAAATCTACATATTCTTCAACTTTTAATTTAGAAACTACTTTATCTAAAAAACTATACCTAGCATTAGATGCTAGGGCAATTTTAAGATTATTTTCCTTTAAATTTTTAAACAGTGGTCTTATTTCATTATTAACCACAATGTTTTTTTCAAATAATTCACATGCATATTCATCTTTAAGATCCCAGATAAAATCAATAGCATCTTTGTTAATTTTCCCTTGCTCAGCTAGAAGATTTAATTTTTGTCTGGTAGGAATTGTCCCAAAATTTTCATCCTCTTCTCTAGTATAAAGATACCCATAATCTTTTAGAGCAAGCATAGTTGCAGGATAGTGGAGGAGTCTACTGTTAACTAAGACTCCATCTACGTCAAATACACAAAGTTTGATTTTATCAAAATTCATTCTAACCTCTTACGGCATGTGCATTCATTGGGCAAGGTGCTAAATCACTATGACTATATCGTCTAAGGAAAGAACCCATTTTAAATGCTTCTGGAGAAGGTTCCCAAATACCTTCATAGACATGATCAACATCATCAAATGCATTCTTTGCCCAACCCAAATACTTTGTTCCAAAGAATTGAATCGTATCTGGAAATCTTGGATGATGACCAGGAAGATAGAACTTGCTTGGATCACATTCTTCAAGATTTGGGAAGTTTTCTAAGATTGTATCATATCTCGCAAGAATAATCCACTCGTAAGATTGATTTGTTTCTGGTGCTCTACGATAAGCATCAAAGATTTCAGCCACTCTTTTAATGGAGTATAGCTGAGACATAATGTTACTGTAGTTATGATGATTCCAATGTCCTTCTGGATGACGATCTGTGTATCTTGCATCTACCCACTCAAGTGCATTTGGTGGAAGTTCAAATCTTACAGGCTCATCGTGCATTAAAATTAGAGGACTGTATTTTTCACAAATTAATTCTAATGCATTCTCTGGGATTGGACATTGTTTAATTTTAGACCAAGTGGAATATTCATACTCCTTTGCCCAATCTTTTTTTTCTTCCCACCATGTATGACCAAAAACATCTACGTCATAACGTGATAAGATACTTTCTTTATACACTCGTTCAATTTCTGGATTGTCAATAAAACGAGGTTGCCCAAAAAATAACAGAGCTACTTTCATCAGACTTCTCCTTTATAGTTCTCCAGGAAGTAATCAAGATCTTCGGGAGTCCCAAGACCCCACATATCTTCTTTTCCAATCTCTTTAATACGAATCTTTTTGCCATCTTCAATAGCTTCATTGTAGACTGGACAAACATAGAACTCGTTATTAACACGAATATTCTTTTCGATCATTTGTTCAGCATACTTTACATAATCTGAACCATGCTTCCAATAATAAATTCCTGCAGTTGCGTGTTCAGAAATGGGTTTCTTTTCAGCAACTTCACAAACATAACCGTCATCCCCAAGCTTAGCAAAAGACCACTTGGGATGTGTGGCAGGGAAAGTAACAATTCCACCATCGGCATTGTCGTTATTAAACGCATACAAAGTTTCATTGGAATCCCAAAGAATAAGTTGATCAGAGTTGGTCATGATCAGAGGTTCTTCAGTATTGATAAACTCTTTTGCCAATAGGGTTGTACATGCAGCACCTTCAGTAACACCGTCAACTTGAACGATGTTGCAATTAGGAGTGAGAAGATTAAGCAGATATTGAAGATTGTACTTTTCGTAATGACTCTTCTGTACAACATAAGTATACTTTGCTTCAACATTTAAAGCTTCAACCACAACTTGAATCATGGGTTTACCACGAACTTCAATCAAAGGTTTGGGAAAGGTGTAACCAGCATTAGCAAAACGGCTTCCAGCGCCAGCCATAGGAACAAGAACATTCATTTTTTCAGATCTCCATGCAATTTTTTTCTTAGTTGTATCATTTAAAAGAGATTTAATCTTATCAACCTTTTGTTGATTAAAATCTTTACGGTCATCTACAGGCACGAGATGACATTTACTATCGATAGCACCTTGTCTTCCAATATGACTATCTTCTACAATCACGGTATCTTTAGGTAAAGCACCTAATCTTATCATACACTTCCAATACATTTCTGGAAATGGTTTGTTGCGATAAACATCTTCATTACTGATGTAGATGTCTACAAACTCCAATACTCCTAATCTTAATAAAATGATTTTAACAGTATTCCTAATAGAATTTGATGCAACCGCAATGTTGTATCCTTCATCCTTAAGTTGTTGAAAATAATTCATCAACTCATAATCTTTGCGTACTTGCTCGTCAAAGATTGTAAAAGTTTCTTCCTGCTTATCACGCCAAATTTGTTCGTAATATTCTGTGGGAAGACCTTTGTTTTTTGTCAACAATTCCAATTTAGGTCTAGTAGGGAGACCATCGTAAATGCTAACATGCTCTTGACGAGTGATAACATATTGTTCACCAACTTTAGCAAGAGCTTTGTTCAAAGCATCAAAGTGATAATCCTTACTATCAATAAGGACACCATCTAAATCAAAGATTACAAGTTTAGTCATCTAACATCTCTATAGAGTTTAGGATAAAATGGATGTTTATGAACGATTAAATTATTTCGTTTAACATTCCATCCAAGAATACATTCAGGATTCACAATTACACCTTCAGTACAAATATCTTCAAAGTCTGGATACATTCTACAATAAGCCATCATGGTATCATAATCGCCAAAAGCAAATGTATCTCCTAAAGCATAATCTGTATGGCTCTTAATATCTGTAATATGAAGTCCTTTTGGATCATAATCAGATAACTTACCCAATGGTTCTACGAACCAATTGTCTGTGCGGGTTCTAATAACACAATCAAACTTTTCAATTTCCGCATCCTGAACATATTTATCCATCAATAAAGATGCTTTATATAAACTATATGCCTGAGAAGCAATGTTGTTTAGCGGATGATAATATCTTGGATCTGATTCAATTGTTGGATGAGAGAACGTTTTGGCTTCTTCAAAATCTACATCATGAGGATCAACCTCGTCAATAATAAAATCTTTAGTTTTATAATCACAGTTCCAGAAATGTGCAAAAATAGCAATTTCAGTTGCTGCACAAAAACTAAAAAGATATTGCTGATGGTTGGGCCAACACTCAATAAAATCTCTCGGTTGACCAGAATAAAGAATGGCAACAGATTTATTAGACATGGAATTGACTATTATCTTTAGATAAGTGTAGCATTTTTGGTTCAAATTCGCAATAGTTTGCAAACACTTCTGGGAATGCATATTGCGGATGTAAGGTATTTACTTTATCTTTATTCTGAGAGAAAAATTTATTTAAGTGGCTTTCATCATGCCATTGTGCAATTATATTATTATCCAAATCTTTATTAACTTGATCTGCAAGATATGAAATTAAAGAACTAACTTCTTCACCCTTTCCTCCCCACAAACATCCTTGATAATAAACAGAAATATCATCACCCTCTTCAACACATGCGCGGGAAAGATTTGTTACGTCAAATGCTCCAGGAGGTTGATTATGAGGAGGCATGTCAAGAAAATGACAAGGATGATGTACACCGAAGTAAGGCTTACTATCATCAAAAAATTCTTCAGCAGTAATCTTAGTTACTGGAATGAGGTCTGCGTCAAGAAAAACATACCAATCACTTTCTTTGATTACATCTCTAGCTTTTTGAAGAATTTCAAATCTCTTTAAAGTGATAAAGGGCCAATCAAGATGTTCTTGTTTATATGCTTTAACATCCTCTGGAAAATCTCCTTCACCATCAGTAAAAACTAAAAAGGTTTTTTCTGCTTCAGGTAAAAAATTATCGCTAACTTGCTCATACCATTTAGGAAGAAAATTAAGATAACGACCAGTGCCAATAAAACTAATTGCAACTTTCATCAAACCAGCTCCCATGCTTTAGGAATTAAATCTTTAGTATCTAGGTGAGAATTATTTGAACCTTCAAACCAACCTTTTGGTGCTACGACATGTTCACTATTTGATAACCATGCACCCCACCAACTAAAAGAACTATTTGCAATGATGTGTCCTTTACACAAAGTCATAAGACACATATCCAAATATTGATTTGTATTTTCTGAAATCATAAAACGATTATCATTAAACATTTCTTGTTCAAAACACCATTTAGGATCATCAGAAAAAACAAGCACTTGGCGATTAGGGAAAGCCTCCAATGCCTTTTTATAATATTCTAGGGAAAGTGCGGTATGATTTGTATTGGTTACATAATCAGTTCTTCGTACATGGAGGCTAACTGGATTATTAAATGATGTCATTGCTTCCATTGCTGGTCCTAGAATGTCATCATTGAACACAAAGTCACCCTTTATTTCTTCTTTAATAAAAGTAAAATATTTTTCGCTTTGAAAGAACCCTTGTAATGTTACCCAGTCAGGACACTCATTAAAAAGCTTTTCATTAAAATGAAAAGTCTCTTCAAGAATTGTAGGTCTTCCTTCATCAATATATTGAACGTTTAAGTAATTTGTATTTTTAAGTTTAAACGGGATAAACAATTGATGATCATACCATTCATCTTTTTGATAAGATGGGGGAATGCAAAATTGATATCCTCGGTTTCTAGCTATTCCCTTTACTGCGGCAAACTGAAACATCTGATTTCCAAGTCTGCCTAATTTGCCCAGGGCATTAAATCCAATCATGATTAGTAGTTAATTATCGTATATTATACAAAAAAATAAGTTTAAAGTCAAGTTTCTTTTTGGATAGATTTAATTTCTATCATTGAACTTCTATCCATTTTATCTACATTTTCTGGATCATTAAAAGATTTTATAGCTAAAGTAAATCTATCCGCCTGTGCAAATGGTGTTAATGGTAATACTTTATGTTCTATTTGAGAATCGAAAACGACAATTCTACCAGGAATAAAATCTACAACTTTATGTACTGTGGAATTTTCTTCATATATTTTTAACTCACCTCCCCAAGTTTCATCCCAATACTTATTACAAAAAATAATAATAGTTAGACATCCAGAAAATGCTGCGTCTATATGTCTGTTTACATAAGATATTTGTGGATAATGATTAATATAAAAATCATACAGATATAAAGTTTGATTAAGATTATTTACAATTTTTTGTACAGAGGGTAACACACCTGAGTCTTCAAGTTCTCTGGCAGATAAGTGGCAAGTAAATCTAAGATCTCTTGATGGAAACAATGGATCACTAGTGTGTTCAAACTTATACTTAGATTGTATACAATATCGATGTAAGTGATTTAACTCCGCCCTAGTAAGTTTATCATCAAAAACAAATAATTGATCTTTATAAAAATTAGTGCTCATGTTAATATTATAATGTAAATATAATCTTTTTTTAATTTCTTTAAAGTATTCAAATTCTTTATCATTTAATTCAATAATCTGATCTAATAAATTTGCATACTCTATAATATATAACTCTTTTTGTAAATCAATATCAAATTTATGTTCTAAGATTTGATCAATACGTTTTTCTAAATTTGAATAAAAATATACAAGGTCTTCGGCACGAGTTCCTATTATTTTTTTT